AAGAGGTGGGCTTAATCTTACTTAGATAGTTGACTCGAAAGTCAGCTTAACGCCAAAGCTATCATCAAGCTCTGCAACACCATAAGCGGCAGTTGCATTCAGCTCAAAGGCTCGGAGGGAAGCATCACGCTGTGACTCGATACCGAAGTCGCGCTTCAGTGCCATAGCTAGTGCTTCTGGAGCGAATACCGCGCCAATAGCATCACCGCCAGAAACAGCAACATTAGCTGACTCATAAACGTCGATGCCAGCAATGCTACCGACATAGCCGTTAATCATAGCAGCGTTCTGAGCGTCACCACCATTCGGGTTAGCGAAGGTGTTAGTCAGGTTAGCTTTAAGCTGATAGGCTTGGAAAGGGTGCAGAACAGCAGCAATATTGCCAGTCACTTTAGCAGCTCGCAGAGTCGCCTGTGCTTTGAACAAATCAGCAACAGTAATTTCTGTGCCAGTTCCGCCAAGGCCAGCGCTGAAGCCAGTGAACAGAGCGATAAGGTCAGTGTCCATCTTAGTAGCGATAGCGTTACCAAGTACAGTGCCAAGCTCAACAGCAGGGTTACCCGCGCCAAAAGCAGCCATATCAGTCAGAACAACCTGCGCACCAACTTCGCCAACAGTTACAGTAACTGAGCTAGTAGATACTGGTTGAACTCATGTCAGTGCCTTCGGTCAAGTCGGCAGCAGCAATTGCAGGGTACTTAGGAATCTGGACAGTCTTGCCAGCTTCGTTAGCAATGTTGTACTGAGTTACCAAGCCCATCATCAGGGATTGCTCTTCAGCAGTGAATCGTGCCTGCGCGATAATATTCGCAAACAGGTCGTCTAGTGTGGAGCTAGTAGTAGCAGCCATTGTAATACCTCAATAAATTAGGTTAAAAGATTATGTTATTTTTTGGCTTTCATCAGTGCGCGATAAGCCTCACGCCCACCGTCATTCCAATTCGCAACCATTTCAACCGCAGATTGAGGCTTCTGCGTAGAGCCACCAGCGTTACCCTGACTACCTGTGCCGCTTCTTCCTGCGTTCACAAAGTGAGGGTTAGCCGTTAGAAATTCACCGACCATCTCATTGACAGTCAGCAGTTCACCTTTGTCATTATAGCGGGGTGTACCGTTGTTGTCTAATACCTCTACAGTGCCATCTTCTCCAAGCCTAGTCTGGCTTTTAAGGAGGGACGATACCTGCTCAGGGCTTACTGCATTGTTGTTGCTTGCCGCACCAAGAATAGCCCCATCAACTAGGGTCTGCTGTAGCTTGCTCTTGTATGCGCTTATCTCGTTGTCTTTCTTCTCAACGGTCTGCTTGAGGATAGTCTCAAACTCTCCGCGTTCCTTCATCTTGTCTTGCTCGTTCTGTTCCTTCTGGCTTAACAGTTGGCGGGCTTCATCAAGGTCAATGCCTGATAGCTGCTTCTCATACTTGCGCTGCTCTCTAGCTAGGCGCTGGGCAACTGCTTTATCCATGTCAGCCTGTGTGAATGTCTTGGCCTCTGGTGGTGTGTCTGTAACTGTTTCTTCTGGTGTTGGTTCCACGAAATCTTCGCTCATGTGACGATGCCTCAAATTGAGTTTGGTGAACCCCGATTTTAGCATATAAACATTTCTGCACAAATATCATCTAAAGTGTTGACATTAATGTAAACAACAGGCAAGATACTCCTACATTCAAAAAAACAAACAAGGGCTACACATGAACATCATTACTTCACTTCAAAACAGAATCAGCCGCAGACTTACTGAAACTAAGTCACCTTGCAAAACCTATAAGACAATAGCAGCCGCAGAAAAAGTTGCCGACAAAATGGCACTTGAAGCATCTGCTTACTTCGATGGCAAATACCAAGATGGTCAAATCAAAATTGAAGATGTTATCCCAATGCAATATGTTATTTTTCACATTGCTGAACTTGAAAGATACGCGATTGGCTTTAATCAAACTGAAGTAATGCAAAGACAAAACAGATGTGGCGGCTACCTTGGTATTATCGCTAACGAAGGTCACTACACTTTCTAAATTAACCGCCCCTTCGGGGGCTACCCTCGGAGGGGATTATGAACAAACCTTGGAACGGACTACTTAAAACCAACATCATAAGCCGCGAAAGCGAACTGAAAATGCAAGAGAAAGCCAGAGCCTTGATTATCTTTGAAGGTGACTACGTAACCCTTATAGGCGAACCCCAGTGGCTTGAGGTTGTAGAAATCGTTATGGTAGACGGGAACCCCGACAACAATATGCTCAAGCTCTCAGATGGCTATGTAGTGCCAGCACCTGTTGAGCGTTATGTTGGTCAAGTGATTTCCAAGAAAGAGTTTTTTGCCTTCGCCTAATCAACAGCAGTGTAACCCTTTAGCCCAGCTTATTTAGTGGGCTTTTTTTTCTTCTTCTTTTTCTTACCTGTACCGTATGCCATTAATCTTCATCCTCAATTTCTTCTTCAGTTAATTCATTTACGCGCAAGGAAGCAGCTTCGTAAAGCCAGATAAAATTTTCCTTGTCTTCTTCATCAGCTTCTTCATAAAGCTCATCTAGCTGCTCCATAATGTCTTCTGGATAGTCTTCAAGCTGTACAAGTGCCAGCCCTAGTTCTAGTTCTTTTGCCATTAAATATACTCTCCTGTTTCAAAATTAAAGCCGTCATAGACTGTTAGGTTGCCGTTCGATTCGGCTATAGCGTCAAGCAAGCCTGCAATGTCTTTATCAACTAAATCTTTTCTTCCCATATTATGCAGCGCAAAGTTTTCTGCCCACCATTCTTGCGGGTTAGCCTGCGAGTATTGAGTTGGAAAGAAAGGTTTATCTTTAAATTTACCATCTAACCAAACTTCTATGGGCGGTCTTCTCATCTTGTTTCGTGTTACAAAATACTGCTGGTGTACGTTATGACCGAACTCATGGAATATAGTAGACTTACCCAAGTCTGCATCTGAATCAAAGTAACCGCCAGAAGCCCACGGCCTATCTGCCTTATTGCCGCCCCTTACATAAGTGCTGGCTACCTTTGGCTCTGCATTCCTTCTGGCCGCCTTGAGTGCTTTCTCACTCTTGGCAATAGACTTAAAAGTTTTGTCATAAGCGGCCTTTTCTGCTTTGTACCTTGCCAAAAGCTCAGGCGTATAGTTAAGGCCGGCTTCTACCATTTCCTCTCTAACGGCTAAATAGGGTATCACCTGCTCATCTAGCTTAGTTCGCAAAGTTTTTGTCTTCGCTGCAAGGTCATTCACTGCGCCGTCTAGCGCCTCTTGGCTTGTGTAAGCCTTCTTTCCGTAACCATTATAGATGTCTTTGTTTAGACCAAGTACGCCATCACCCATGTCTGCAACTGTGTTCTTTCCCTTTGCGGGGACTACTGTTCTAATCCTTGGAACGCCATACTTAGCCGCCAGCTTATCAGTCTCTAGCAGGGTTGGCTCCACAAGCGACAAAGCCTCATCTGAAAAGCCTGCCAGTTGGTTCTCGCCAAACTGCTTTGCATTGAACTCATCACGAGTTAGCTTGCTTCTTCTGGTGTGTCCATGGTCAAACCTTGCAGCAAAAGTTCCATCTTTATTAACTGGGTAGCCTGTCTTGCTTCTCTGGCCTGCATCTTCGGAGCCTTTAAGATTGGACGCTTGTGTGCGCTCGTCATAGCTCTTTTTAAGCTCTTTCTTCTTTTGAAGTGGTGGCATTCCTAGAGGTATAGAAGGGACGGCTACAGGCTCCTCTGTGGCTTCAGGCTGCGACACAATATCCTCTTCATCGAATACTGGTCTCCAGTGGTGTCGGCAGTTGTAACCACCGCGCACGATAAAGGGGTCGCCAGATGATTTACCTTGCCAGCTTCCCGCCCATGTTGATTCTATCTCGTCCTCATCAAACACTTGGTTGGCGTGTTCCACGCAGAACGGCCTGCTATCCCTGATAACATCACCGTAGTATTTCCACTTGGTCGCACCGCTTGCTTTACCGATAGCAGTGTTAATGCTCGCATCGAACTGCATCAGGCTATCTTGTGCCATCTGGGTGCTGTAGCGTCTAAGGTTATTGCCTGCCCTGTCTCTGGCGAACTTGGTGCGTAACTGCTCGGCTGCTTCCTTGGCTGCCGCAGGTGAACCGCTGTTAGCTATATCAACAAGGCGCTGGGCTTCTACATCGTCGCTCTGAATGTAAACGCCATTGATTGTCTGGCGTAGGTTCTTCACTGTGTCATTGAAGCTACGGCCTGTCAGGGTTGACTGATAGACCTCATTGGCTAAGACATCAAGGTATTCATTGGCAACAGATTCAAAGCCTTGGAATGATAGGCGCTGCAATTGGTTTACAACGGTGCTATCTAGCTTGGTAAAGTCGCCATACGTTGAGAGCATATCTTGCGCCTCATTAGCAACCGCACCATAGCCCCGTACAATGTCATCAACCTGTGAGAGATAAGCCTCGTCCATCGCCTCTTTGATAGCTGGTCTGGCATTGATAGCCCACTCAGTATCAAACAGCTTGCCACCCTGTAGGGGAGCGTCAGCCATAACATCGGCTACGCGCTCCTCTAAGGTCACTAGGGCATCAGCTAGACGTTGCTGGTGTGTATCAGCCAGCTTGTCTAGAATCTCATCATAAGCGTTATCTGTAGGCATTAAACCTGCTCACCGCCAGAGCCTTCTTCTTTAGGCTCTATGAGGGTGTCTCCACCCTCTACATCTTCAAGGCCAATCTTCTCCCTGACTTCGTTAGCTGTAACAACACCAGCGTCAATGTGGTAGCCGTATATCTGGGTCTTGTCTGAGAAGTCACCCAGCACGGAGCCGTTCTCTTCAATCTCAAGATGAGCCTTAGCCAGCTTCTCATCGTCAAGCACTAGGTCTGCAATCTGCTTATCTATCTCAACAGCTAGGGTTACCGACTTAACGCCGGTAGAACGCATCTGCGAAAGGAATACAAGCTCTTTGTCCATGTCCCGAATATCAAAGCTATCAGGGTAGAATATCTCAACGTCTGGGGTTAGCTCCTGCCAATCACACCAAAGGTTCCATATCTGCTCTTCAGCCAGCTCAAGAATGTCAGCCTTCTCTGATAGCTTAGCGTTAAGCATCTGAAACTCTGTTTGCATTGCTACGCCTGACTGCGTGATTGCCTGAGTGCCACGAACTGCGCCCATGTGAGACATACGATTAATGTATTCAATCTTGTCATTGATGGATGCTCTTACGCTGTCCAGATTAGAACCGCTAGGCTGTAGCATATACGGCTTCATCTGCGAGTCCATATCATCAGGCATATTGATAACCGAACCAGCGCCAGCACTTGCATCAGTCTCGTATGACTTAACAAGGGTTGGGTGATTACTAATGCGGATAAGCTGCTCTACTTCCGAAAGCTCCTGATAGATAGCCCGCTGCATATAAGCAACGTCTGAAAGGTCACTAATACCAATGCCGCGTACTACTGAACGCTGTGCAGGTAGGAACACCGCAGGGATTCGCCCTAGCGTGTTCTCGTCTGTGCTTATGTGAGTGTCCTGCTCGTTGATACTCTTAAACAGCTTCACATCGCTCTTCGTCCAGATGCGGTAATAAACCACCTTTTCAGTGTCGCTGATTTCCTCGATAGACTCGCGCACCTTCAGGTAACAAAGCTCGTAGCGACCAGACGGCATACGCTCATATTCCCAGTCGAATACATTCTCAGGGGTGAACATATTCACATAAGGTCTGATGTCTTGGCCTAGCTCCTCAGCCTTGGTGCGGGCGTTAGATGCGGGCTTATCGACCATAATCCAGACGTTACCGTATACGCTCGCCCAGATGTTAGCCTCTCGCATAAACGCATTAAAGCTGCGCCCATCAAGGTCAGCATCCTTGAGGAATGGTTCAAGGGCATAGTTACCCGCTGCACTGTTGAAGCTGCGCACTGGTGGCTGTCGCCATAGGAAGCTGCTGTAGATGTGGACAATGTTCTTACTGTGGTTGTCCATCGGGGTCAGGTCAAGGCGGCGGTTATATTCATCTTTGTCTTCATTAACATAGCGCGTCAGGTAGGAACCATCACGATAGTCTTCGCCACCCATATAGCTTCGCAGGTAGAACTCCCAGCGGTATTTATTGTGGTCATATTGCGGGTGCGTGTATTCTAAATTCTTACTCATTAACTCCACCTTTGTGGTTGGGGTACTATGCGGTCTGTTCTAACTGGGAATAAGTATTCAACCAGATAGCCAAGAGCGTCATTCATGTGGTCAAAGCCATCCTTATTAGGAACGCTAGTGCCTTCTTTGTAGGTCTGGCGCTCTAAGGATTCTATTGTCTGTTTA